CGTATACGGGGCGATCGGATGGCGGGTAATGGTAGGGTAGCCACTTGAGAAAACGAAGGCTCCTAGGGGTGTTCTGATCGATTCTAGAGGCCAAAGGGTAAACCCTGATTTTGTGGATAACTACCCCTGTTTTGACCATAAAAAATGTGGATAACTTTAGTGCTGGTGTGGATATGTATAAACTGTGGATAATAGATTGTGGATAACTTATGGGGTGTCTATACGAACAGTTCACGTTTTAGACCATGTGTCTATAATGTAGACTGATCAGTCACAAAATAGCCGGAGGGTGTATGAATAAGACGAGTAAGGATGAGTACAAAGCAGAGTTGGATCAGGCGGGGGAAATGTGGGATGAGTCGGGGGGTGAACCCATGAGCGAAGCGGAACGGTTGGCCGCTTCTGCTCAAGTGCCTAGAAAAAGAATAGATGGGTTACCAGTAGCAGGGGAACACAAGAGGGGTCAACCCTTGACCATTTCTCAGCAAAGATTTATTGCGGGTGTTATCAGAGGGCAGAGCCTACGAAGCAGTTACCGGCAAGCCTATGAGAATGACACTGGAAGCGATGCAAGCATCAGTGCTAGTGCTAACAGGCTAATGAAGGATCCAAGGGTTCAAGAGGCCTTGCAAGCGGCATGGGGGGAAACAGTCGAGCACCTAATAGATGACATGGCCGCATCAAAAAGGTTTGTGTTGAAAGGGTTGTTGCACTTAGTGAAAACAGCCAAGCAAGAGGGTAGTCAACTAAAGGCTCTTGAACTGATGGGCAAAGCCTGTGGCCTGTTTACACCAGTGGAAATCATAGACAAAGCCCCCATCACTGCTGATCAGTTGAAGCGCGAGTTGGCGAGTCACCTCAAGATGCTCGCAGGACATCGGTCATCAGTCGATGACGTGCACCCTGTTTAAACGTGGCTTGTGTTTGCCCCACCCGTCCCGTACCCCCCACATAGGCTGCTGACCACCCCCCGCTCTGTATACGCTCTATTCCACTCAAGCAAAGTAAAGCTCATAGAACACCCCCCCCATGTCTTTCCAATTCAGACCCCCGGGGGGTATATATATTTTTGTTTAAACAGTTGCGAACGTTCTTATTTGCGTTTAAACTCATCATATGACCAAACACAGGCAGCTTGTTCTAGATTTCATCAGGGCTTATATCAAGCTTCATGGTGTACCTCCGTCTTATGAAGTGGTTGCCAAAGGTTTGGGTTTGAAGTCGAAATCGAATGTGCATCGAATAGTTCATCGTTTAAAGCAGGACGGACATCTGACTGTCCGGCCTTATAAGTTTCATTCCATTCGGTTAGTGGACAGATCGGTTAAAGAAATGGCTTCACTATGAGTTTGTTAACCGAACAGGAACTTAAGAGTTACTACCAGTTGGCCGGTACAGCACCGCCCGCAGAGCGGGCTAAGGTACAGAAGTTACTTGAGTTTGACCGGGTTGAGCGCTGCCGGGAGTCTTTCATCTTCTTTGCCAAGCAGATGTGGCCTATCTTCATCTCGGGTAAACATCATTCGATCATGGCAGATGCTTTTGAAAGGGTCGCTCGGGGCGACCTTAAAAGGTTGATTATTAACATGCCGCCCCGGCATACCAAGTCTGAGTTTGCCAGTTATCTTCTTCCTAGTTGGTTCTTAGGTAAATACCCTGAGAAGAAGATCATTCAGACTGCACACACCGCAGAGCTTGCTGTGGGTTTTGGACGGAAGGTTAGGAATCTTGTATCGTCTGAAGACTACCGAAAGGTGTTTAACACGCAGTTATCCAGTGATTCAAAGGCCGCAGGCCGTTGGAACACCAACGTGGGTGGTGATTATTTCGCCATCGGAGTTGGAGGAGCCGTTACAGGTAAGGGTGCTGATCTATTGATCATTGATGATCCTCATTCAGAGCAAGAAGCAAAGCAGGGTAACCCCGCAGTGTTTGACAATGTGTATGAATGGTTTACATCTGGGCCTAGGCAGCGTCTCCAGCCCGGCGGGGCCGTCATTATTGTGATGACGCGCTGGTCTAAGAGGGATTTAACAGGCCAAATACTGAAAAACGCAGGAAAAGAAGGCGTAGATCAGTGGGAAATCATCGATTTTCCGGCAATTATGCCCTCCGGAACGCCCTTATGGCCTTCTTTTTGGTCTAAAGAAGCGCTGGAAGCGCTTAAAGCTGAGTTACCAGTGTCTAAATGGGAGGCTCAGTACCAACAGAACCCTACATCCGAAGAAGGCGCGATCATTAAGAGGGATCAATGGCGCATTTGGGAGAAAGAAACCGCTCCTGAGTGTGAATACATCATTCAGTCTTGGGACACTGCGTTTGAGAAGAACAACCGCGCCGATTATTCAGCTTGTACGACATGGGGTGTGTTCTATCACCTCAACCAACATGGTGATCTAAGGCCAAACATCATCCTGTTGGATGCGTTTAAACAACGCATGGAGTTCCCAGAGCTTAAGAAGGTTGCTTTGGAGCTTTATCAGGAATGGGAGCCGGATACATTGATCGTTGAGAAGAGAGCCGCAGGTGCTCCGCTGATTTATGAGATGCGAAAGATGGGAATCCCGTTGTCTGAGTTTACACCGGGTAAAGGAAACGATAAGATCTCGCGTGTAAACGCAATCTCCGATCTGTTTGCTTCAGGTGTGGTCTGGTGTCCGGAAACTCGGTGGGCTGAAGAAGTGATGGATGAGTTGGCTTCTTTCCCTAACGGGGATCATGACGACCTTGTGGATTCCTCAAGTCAAGCTTTGATGAGATTTCGTCAGGGCGGGTTTATCACCATCGAATCCGATGAGCCAGATGAACCCGTATATCGCAGACGCATGGAATATTACTAAGGACTCAAATGAGTTACGACCCGCTGTTTAAACTGCCAACAGGAACAGATGACATTGAGTCTGTTTTTAAAACGGCCCGTGGGTCTACTTACGCCCATCATGGTAATAGCACAACTACGGGATACAGAGAGCCTTCTAATCAAAAAGGCACTGGGTCAAAAATTCAAAGTCGTTCTGGTAAAACCATTTACATGGATCCCAAATCTGTAAACAGTATGGCGGGGCTGTATCAAAACGCAGAACTTGCTACAAAGTTTGTTCCTGTAATGAAAGATGGCAAACCAACCGGCCAAGTGGCGTTGCAGTTGATGGAAGACTACGGCCCGAAGAAAGCAGGAACAGTTTTAGCCTCTGCGTCGTATGCAACAAAACCCGCAGTAGGTATGAGGCCAGTTGAAATTTTTGGCAGCGAAAGTCCTATGGGATCTAGCGGTGGCAACATTCACTTTGGTAATGCTATTACTGAGGTGCATCCTAAGCCAGCCAGATTGGGTGGCAAATTAGGTGTGGCTGCCGCCTTAGCTTCTGGAACTGGAGCGGCAAGTGCGGGTGAATTAAGACAAGCCGCCGGTGATGTTGTTGAAAGTTTTTTACCCCTTGGCTTAACACCTTCTACTTTAAATACAGGTGACACCGAAGAATTAACTAAACGTAGAAAAATGCCGCCAACAATTGATAAAGCCCGTGGCGGCGCAATCAAAATGCCTGCCGAATATTCTCGTGGCAGTTGGAAACTTATTTAAGGAACACTATGAGTATCGATAAATCAATGAATCCGGCCCCATCAGGTCTTCAAGAGTTACTGGACGACATCGGCGTTGAGGTTGAACTAGACGATCCTATCGTTGAAATTGAAGGCAGCATCGAGATTACCCTAGAGCCGGAATTTGACAGTGAGTTTGATGACAACCTCGCAGAAATTTTAGAAGACAAAGTTCTAAACAAGATTGCTTCAGATCTGATTGAACTTGTTGAGGCGGATATATCCTCCCGTAAAGACTGGGCAGAAAGCTTTGTCAAAGGTCTGGAAGTTCTAGGTTTAAACTATGAAGAACGCACGGAACCTTGGAGCGGAGCCTGCGGGGTTTTCTCCACTGTCCTCACTGAAGCTGCCATTAGGTTTCAGTCTGAGTCCATCATGGAGACATTCCCAGCCGCCGGGCCGGTCAAGACTGAGATCATTGGAGCAATTGATCGTGTGAAGGAAGAAGCTGCCGAACGTGTACAGGCAGACATGAACTTCAAACTCACCGAAGAAATGCCAGAGTACCGACCTGAGCATGAACGCATGTTGTACTCCTTGGGTCTGGCAGGCTCTGCGTTTAAAAAGGTCTACTACGATCCAGCAATGGAGCGTCAGGTCGCAGTGTTTATTCCTGCCGAGGACATGATCATTCCCTACGGTGCTTCTAATCTGCAACACGCAGAACGTGTCACGCATGTAATGCGTAAAACCAAGAATGAAATGCGCCGCCTTCAGGTCAGTGGGTTCTACAAAGACGAGGATCTTGGTGAGCCGGTTCAGTACCTGACAGACATTGAAAAAAAGAAAGCTGATCAACAAGGTTACAAAGCAACGGACGACGACCGTTATCAACTGCTTGAGATCCATGTGTACTACGACCTCGAAGGTTTTGAGGACGAAGACGAAGACGGTGAGCAAACAGGCATTGGCCTGCCTTATGTCATCACCATCGACAGAGGAACGAACAAGGTTCTCGCCATACGCAGGAACTACTTAGAAGACGATGCTAAAAGAACCAAACGTCAACATTTCGTGGACTACTGCTACATCCCGGGATTTGGCTTTTATGGCATGGGACTGATTCATATCATTGGTGGTTATGCCCGTGCGGGCACATCTTTGATTCGTCAACTGGTAGAC